GCGGTAGCAGGGAGTCCGAACGATTCACTTGTATCTTCGAGTCCTGGATCTGTGCTTGTGAAACCACTTCTTGTGGTCTGCGTTGCTGAAACAACTGGGACGTTGAACTCAACTGCAAGTCCACGTAGTTCCTCAGCAATTGCCTTGACGTAGGTGTAGGAATTAATAGAAGCCCCAGGTTTAATACGAGAAGAGCAACAGATGTTAAGATAATCAATAAAGATGATATCAGGTACAAAATTACGCTTGAGATTAAGTTCATTTAATAAAGTCCTAAAGTGAATGGCCGAAGCAGAGGCCGTTGGATATTCCTTGATGATAAGTTTACCTGTAGTCTTACTTTTTACACGTTCAACTTTCTTGTCATACATATCTTTGGATAAATTTGCCAATTCATCAATAGTTACATTCAAAAGGTTTGCATCTATTCGTTCGGCAATTTTTTCTTCGGACATTTCCATTGTGATATACAAAACGTTACGACCTTGTGACATAGCACCAGCGGCAACGTGACACATAAAAAGAGACTTACCAACGCCAGTGCCAGCCAGAGCGATATTAAGAGTCTTGTTAGGTAAACCACCTTTTGTAATCTTGTTGAGGTACTCCAAGTCGAACGGTATTCGTTCTTCTTTTCTGTGGTAGAATTCATATCGTGCATCTGAGTTTTCTAAGTAATCGTGACCAATATTTGTATCGAATCCTACAGCCAGTGAGTCAGCCAATATCTGGGGAATCGATCCCTTGTCTTGTGTTTTATCCTTGCCATCGAGAATAGAAATAGCCGCCAAGACAGCATTATAAACAGCTTTCTCTTGACAAAATGCCTCGGATTTGTCGATGAGCCAAGCGATTTTGGTTTCATCCTTTGAAGTTTCAACAATCTCTTGTAGATATGTTTCACATTGCGAAACTTCGTCAGATGAAAGATTTTTCTTTTCTTGCACGGCAAGTACAACAGCTTCAATCGTTGGTGTACTGTTGTACGTAGATATGAATGATGATATTTCATTGAATAGAGTTCTCTCTATACGATCTAAGAAATAATCAGCTTTTAGAAATGGTAAAACTTTTCTGGTATATTCCTCATTATAGATCAGATTCTTTAGTATCGTTTGTTCCAGTCTCATCAATTATTTCCTGTTCCATATTGTTGGACATTAATTGTACCAACAGATCACCAATATAATTTTTAAAATCCAAATCCTTTTGCAACTTTTTAGGTTTGATTGTGGATTCTAACACATCAAATGCAAAAAGTAAATGCATCTGTTCATCTTTTTCCTCAAACTTTACCTTACCGTATTTGTATACCGTATCTTTATACGGTCCATCAAGTAGTTTAATGTGTACGGTTTGTGCATCATCTTTTGGAAAAATGAAACAATAATCTACACCTTCTGTCATTCTATACTCCATTCATAGTTTCTACATCAAATGTTTCTTCAACATCGGTTTGAATAATACTACCAGAAGCGATTTGATATTTGTTTACGATATATTCTTGGAAAGATTTCTGTTTTAGTATTGGCAACCAGAACTCTTTTGTATCAGTTTCTTTGATACGATATTTCTTTTCTTCATATACACCATCTTCATCACGTTTAGAATACCAACCATTACTTGGTTTAATTACGTGACCACTTTCGAGTGCAATATCAAGTAGGCCAGACCACTTACTAATGCCACCGTCAAAAGATACAGAAACAGGTATCTTAGACTTTTCTTTGACATATCTAGATTTTTCGACATTGATGATAAAATTATAGCCAACAATTTCTGTGCCTTCTTTCTCTTGTTGACGACCAAGAATAAAAATGTTATCTGCTGAATAGTATGAACCTGTACCACCACCAACGATGTCTTTAGGGAACATACCAATCTCTTTGTAAGTATGATTAACAACAATCATAGGAATATCTTTCATAGTCAGATGTGGTGTTACCATTCTGAACAATGATTTAACTTGTTTTGCACGTGACATGTCAGCCACAGATTTACCTTCAAGTGCATCATCAACTTCTTTCTTAGATGCTAAGTTACCGATAGAATCAATAACAATAATGAGTTTATCATTTCGTTCTAAACTGGTTAACTGTTGCATGACATCGAACTTTAATTGTTCAATATCAGTAAGAGGAGTATGAAGTACACGATCTGTGTCGATGCCAAAGGAATCAAAGTAGGACTGAGGAGTACCAAACTCTGAGTCATAGAATAATAATGCTGCTTCAGGATATTTGTCAAGATAAGATTTCGCCATTAAAAGTGAAAAAGCAGTCTTAAAATGTTTTGATGGACCTGCCCACATTGTAAGACCAGGTGTCAACCCACCATCCAATCGACCAGATAAGGCCACATTAATAATAGGAATGGATGTTGGGATCATGTCTTTGTTCGTAAAGAACTTAGACTTGGAGAGAATAGCAGATTCTTTGATACTACTATTCTTTTTAATTTTGTCAAGTATACTCATTTTTTATCCTTCAATGTTGGTATTTCATAAGGTGCAGATTCTTTTTCTCTGAAAGCAAAAGCTGCATCATAATCATACTTAGGTTCAATTGTTTTCACTGATACTCCGGGTGATTCTTTTATATTTTTAGTAGGCACATATTCTTCAGTATAAACACCAGGTTCGTGATGTGTTTCCACTTTCTCATGAGCCACTTCTTCCATATCTGTTATATTTTCTTTTTCAATCTGGACTATTTCTTCTACAGGTTCAGGTTTCTTTTTTAAACTTGAGATTCTTTCTTCCACTCTTTCTTTAATAATATCAAGTGGATGTTTCTTTTTTTCTTCCTCTTCCTGTTCTTTCATTGTCATATTACCTGCTATCAATAATAACACAGCTAGCGGGTCAAACACAAGCATAATTAAAATGATTACCAATCGAACGGCCTTATCGATAATATCCCTATCACTACTACCATAAATTAATTCGGCTACATATTTAATCGGGCCAAAATCCGACTCACTCTTGCGTAACTCATTCTGGATCGGCGCTCTTTCTTCCGTGATCTTAACGATTTCTTTTTGCGACCCCGCAATCTCATCATTAAGGCGACTACGTTCTTTCTGTTGAGCTCTGCGTATTTGGACCGATCTTTCAGCTCCCTTCGAGTCTTCCGTTCGTGCCATGACTTGATCCACAGCCGCATCAAGCTGTTTAAGTGCCAACTTGTTTGCATCTATATTCTCCTTCAATGTACGTATTTTATCATCATATAAGGCCACTTTATCTGCAATAGGACCAATCATAGTAGATTGTTCTAGATGAGATTTGGAAAGATAACCAAAAATACCCATCGATGTAATCAACATTAGAATTACTACAGCAACGGTAAGATATGTCTTTAATAGTAATGGTATTTTAATCCAGTTTCTATATAACCAAGATGTTGTAACCACTTTGGCAAATTCTAAACTGGAACCCATAATAACTACAGGCCAAAATGCACCGACAAATATTGATGCAAGACCTATGATAGAATAATAAGCAGCAATACCAGATAAAAGTAATGCGGAAAGAAATGTCAAGTAAACCATTTTAAAAGAAGTCCTCTAATGAAAAGTTTTTCTCTGTAGTCCAACCCATACAATCCAATACAACTCTAATTGGTTCAACGAATGTTTTGTCGAACTGTGTATCGTAATCTATGTAACTCTGTAAATTGAATTCAACGGGTAATCTACTAGGGAAAGAAATAACCATATCTTTGAAATGATTTGGTAATTTCAAATAAGTGAATTTAAGTTTTTCACCTTCTTGAATTAATGGATACTTTTTCGTTAGATCCATTTGTTTCAGGAAATGATTATATAATATTGCACCCTTTACATGAATCGGTGTGCCTTTCTTATATAACGTTGCTGCATCATAATAAGTGGCCAGTCCATTACAACCACGAGGGAAAGAAATATCTTCAACTGGCAACTTATTAAATTCTTTACGGAAGTTATCGATGAACTCATGTAAATCATCTTGAGTTCCACTTACCATAATCTTGATTGCTTGTTTCATCTTCTCACGAATGATTGCTGGTGTAGAAGATTTAACCATTTCTAAACCCATGACTTTCATCTTAGGTTCAGCATACTGAACACCTTCATTATTATATACGTTTAAGATATAACGTTTCTTGGCAGTCCAGATACCTTTATCTGAAAGGCCTTCACGTTTCATTTGCATTTTTTGTTCGTATGCGTGGACATACGAAGCAAGCTCCTGATAACTCTCATCAATATACGGTTGTATTTTATCTTCACAGACACGATCCATGAATTCGATAACCTTGGATCCAGAGATTGATAACTTGCCGTTTTGACCATACACTTTATTAACAAGTGGACCAAGTTTGAGATAAATCGAATCTGTATCTGAAGCAATAACATAATCTTCTTCTGTCTTTAATAATTTATTTAAATAATCATTTAGTTTC